TCTTTACCTGTATATGTGCATCATGGTTCTGACCGGGAAATGCTCCAATAGGTATACCCTTTGTAGCAGCCATAATATCAGACACAGGGTCCATTGGTTTAGGTTCGATCTTTGGTGGAAGTATCTCATCTGCATTAGGCATATTAGCTGCATTAAGAATGGTTCTATTCAAGGCTTCCAGATTAAACATTCCCGGTGGTGACTGCTGTGCCATTTGCAAAGCCATGTTCGCCATCATCATACGATGTGCGTTGCTGGGAATGTTAGGATCAGATACTGGAATAATATCTATACGTCCATCAAAGTCCTGTCTAAAAATACTACGATCTTCATATGGCACATCATAAGGATATTCCTGTGGAAGATATTCATAGTCAATACGAGCAAGAATACGAAACTCATCCTTCTGAGATTTGTGTACTCTTTTATGAATTGCTGTAAAGAACTTACTACTTGCCTCAAGCAAAGCCATAGTAGTTCCAACGGGTCCATAGGAGGCAGCATCGGAGATAACCTGCTCCGTGCTGTCCGCAAACTTCTGTCCAGCAGTAGCTACGAAGTTTAACATCTGGAATAGAGTAGAGGAAGGCTCTTTGTAGGGAAGGGGAATAATAGCCTTTGACAAATCTATACCAGTTGCCTCAACCTCCTTGAACTCGCCGGGAGCGATAGGAGAGTTGTCGCCAACCATCCTCACTCCTTTAGCCTTAAATCCTCCCGGTAGATTTGCAAACTGCCCTGCATCTATTAGCGAACGCATTGCCGCAGTAGCACTCATAGTCAAATTACCAAGGAAGTGTATAAGACCAAGACCATAGAAACCAAAACCCGGTACAAACCTATAATGAACAAAGTGATTTACTTTTTCTTTGTTTGGATCATCTTGTTTATAGTTTCTACGAATACTCAGTACCTGTCTGGACTGTTGTTCAACAGTTACAATATACGGACAGGCTTCATCTTCATCTTCAATATTAAGATAACAGTGTTGCTCCAGAAGAACATACTGTGGATCGTGACCTGATGTAGGAGACAACCCAATAATGGTATCCATCTTTTCACTGAAAGATGTTCCTACATCTGATGAGGGAGAACTAAGTTCTACATCTTCATATACACCAGCCCTGATATCTCTTTGTATTTCAACAGGACTACGATAGATAACATGTGTATAACGATCTGCATTTGAAAGATCAGTTGCATAGTATGAAACATAGAACTGATCAATAGGAATAAATTCTGACTTGGGACGCTTAACTGTGGCATCATAGTAAAGCTTTTTAAATGCAGAACCAATCAAGGGTAGGTGGAACAACATTCTTTCAAACTCATCAAAGTATTCAGGCATCTGTTCTGTTACTTGATAGTTCATAAAGTTCTGAACTCTGTTAGCTTGCAATTCTTTTTCTGGAGTAGACTTACCAAGTATCCTAGTTTTTATAGGACCATTAGCAGGAAACAGTTCACCAGAAGCTTTTGATTGAAACTTAACAGCAGACTCAATAAGAAGAGGATGTACAGCAGTACATGCACCATCAAAGGGTTCTGTACCCTGTTCAAGCTTTAGACCTAGAAGATCAAAGCCACGTTCAAACATCGACTCCCACTCAGCACGGGAATCTTTATCAGCCTCAAAGTTTTCAATTACAGTCGCTGCAATATCAGCAAGATCATCTTCATCCATATCTTCTGTCATATTGCCATACCATTCAGCAATATCTTCAGCAGCTTCCATTTCTACATTATCAGAAAAATCAACAGTAACACCACCATCATCATCAACCTCAAAGGTAGCATTCATTTCTTCTAATTCAGCCGTCAAGGGAACAACATTTGTTTCTTGTTCGGGTATACGATCAAAGGGATTTCGTTCTGTTGCCATTATACTGTCCTATTGGGTGCGAGTTGTCTTGCTACTTCAGGTCCATATATTCTTGAAAGAATACTAAACGTATCTGCCGCTGCTGTTCTGGTTACAGGTTCTCTAAAAATATTTTGTGCAGGTAGTGAAGCTATTTGAGGAGGAGAAGGAATAGGTGTAGGTTGAGGCCGTGGAATTAATTCGTCACCACCGAGGTCTATACTTTCTTCTGGGCTTTCAGCCTGAGAACCAATGTCAGCAACACTAGCAGATGGTGATCCTAGATTAGATGATAATCCTAGATCAGTTGTTTCAAAACCTGTAAATGCATTTTCTTCTTCTTCTGTACCAAATACAGAATCAAAAAGACCTTCAGCAATAGCTGATGCACTTAAATCAAAGCCGGTTGCTTCTTCGGCTGCGGCCTGTGCTAAACCTAAAGCTGCTTCATCTATACTAGAAGGAATCGAAGATAATCCTAGTGCTTCTGTTGCATCACTAATATTTTTACCAACTTCACTTTCTGTAGGTAATCCAAAAGCATCTCTAATCCCTGTTCCAATGACGCTTCCCGGTACTCCTTCAAATCCTAATATACCAGCAATTGTGCCTGTAAGACTAGGCATCTGACTAAACATATCATAGTAAGATGTTGTTAAACTTTTAGCTGCACTACCTATTTCACCCAGAGCGGCTGCTGTTGAGTTTGGACCCTGATAAGAAAAAGAACCAAAGCCGGGAGTTACTTGTCCTCGTTCAAGACCATACTTATCTTCAATACCAATAGCAGTAGCAAGATCAAAATCTTTTTCAGCTTGATCTATAAGATCAGTAAAGCCTAGATCAACTGCTTGATTATATCCTATGCGACCTTCTGCCATTGCAGCATTTACAGCATCTCTTGCTTCAGCAGCATCTATACCGGCAACATCAGCAATAGAAAAACCTTCACGGGCAGCCTGATCTACAAAACCTGCCATATTTGTAGGCTGTCCTTCGTCTACACCGCCATAACCGTAAGCACCACCAAAGGCACTACCAAGGTCAACACCCATACCAAAGCCGGGATCAAAATCACTAAAACCATCAAAAGTAGCATCAACATCTATGCCACCAGTAGGACCACTAGGACCGCCGTATCCGGGAGAGACATCACCAAAACCACCACTAATACCACCACTAGGACCACCACCTAATCCATCATTTCCCGGTCCTGTTCCTGAATCCATAGAGTCTGCATCATCAGCACTGCTGTCGCCACCACCGCCGCCTCCGCCGCCGCCTCCGCCTCCGCCTCCGCCGCCCTCACCAAAACAAAAATGTTTTAACTCATAGGAGTTAAGGCTCAGAAACTCTAAGTTATCATAAATATTATATCTAGATTTTTTATGTCCAGTTAACATGATGTAATACCTTCTTCCCCTTTTTAGTTCTAAAGAATTTTATTTTTCCTTTAACACCTAGATGTTTAGGAACTTTCTTTAGTTCTTTAATTCCCTCTGTAGTACCGCCCATAGGACACACAATATCCATAATCCATGGTACATGTCCACTATGCCAATCTTGTACTGCAATGTCTCTTGTTGAGAACTCTCTAGCATTTGATGCTTCTTGATCCATAAATGCCCATGAAGCATAGAACAACGGAACCTTTTCATTTGAAATAAAAATATATTGTTTAAGTTTTACTGGTGGTAATATTCTATTTATAATATCTGTGGTTGTCCAGTTTTTATGTATATCAGATAAACCTAAAGTATATATTATTTTTTCTAGTTCAGTCACTACTTAATACCTTTTGCGTGTTGCTCTCCTAACTCTTCACCATTCCAACTATTTGCGATAGACTCGCCAGCTTTACCACTTAACCATTTCTGTATAGAAAAGAAACATGCTCCATTAGGACCAGACTCTGCACCATGTACTACATTAGGTTTAAGTCTTATCTTATGCATGTAAGCAGAAGCCTTACCATTCTTTTCTAGATAGTGTCCTTCTTTCTTACTTAGAACTTCTTTACCCTGATATCTAAAGTTTGTTCCATATAGATAAACAACATAGCTATCTACATCAGGATGATTATGATCATAAGTTACAGTGTCAGGCTTCATATAAACTAGCTCAACCTGATATGCACCATGCCTAAAGAGAGTACAAGCAGTATGTCCTTCAATAAACAAAAGCGGATTATCAAAAGGAACTTGAAACTTATTAGGACACTTTTCAAAATACCATCGCATAAAACCAGTTAGATCATCATTAAACTCATAACCAAGATCATCTTTAATATAAGCAGATGGAAATAGT